TTTGAATTTGCAAAGGGATGATTGGGATTTTTAATTAATATATAACCTATTTTTATTATTTTGCCTCCATTCCAATTCCAATGTTTTGAACCCTGTTTTGCTAAACCAATTTTTTTTCTTGTTTCTATAGATCTTTTAACTCCTAATCTTTTAACACCTATTTCCGCAAGACTCATGGTTTTACTAAATTCTTCAGATTTGTAATAAGGCCAACTACATAATCGAGAGCAATACTGATGTTTGGAATTTTTAAATCTATAAGCAGGTCCCTCAAATGTTTTTCCGCAAACATCACATTTACAAATGCAATAAAACCCTTTATTGTTTTTACCTTTTACTTTTTCTATAATCACTTACTTCTCCTATGCTATTTGATTTTCTAAAAACATTGGCACTACATTATCGGGCATTAATTGTTCTTTATAATCCTTATCGTATCGATACTGATTTTTCTGCATTGCTTCCTGAATTTTGATAGCTTTCCTAAAATCAACTCTTATTAGCTTTCCCATTCTTAACACTTCCTTTCTTTTATTATTCTCTATCATTTTATAACATTTGTCAACTACTTTTTAAAATATTCCTGAACTGCGCCTTTATAAACCTTAGAGAAATATAAAAAGTCTCTTTCCCATGTTAATTTTTCTTGTTTCATAACAATTTCCATGTAAGTTTTATACTGGTCTGGGGGTATCAAGAGTTCTATTTCATCTCTAAGATTATCTAGTTTGTTTTCTATAACATTAATTTCAGTATCAATTTTTATATCTTCTTGCTCTAAACATAAATAGATTTTTTCTTCTACTATTTCTGTTTTGGTTTCCATTACTTCTTTCCTTTCTTCTTTTCTGCTTTCATACTAATTTTATAAAATTCATCAATTATTTGTTGCAATCTCTTATCCTGCTTAATTACCATTTAAAATACCTCCGTATTAGTATCATAAATTAAAGTTATTTAAAACCTATACATAGCTACCAATTTAATATAACTTGCCTTAAATAGCCCTTTTTGATTGTCTGGGGGTATTATATCTCTGCATCCTTGCCATGTTTAAAAACTTTATTCCACAAATTAACTTTTGCCTTAGGATAAAAAACCTGATATAGATTTGTTCCAAATAATTCTGACAATCTCTGGATATTTTTAAAACTTGGAATCTGTCTTCCAGTAGCCCAGTAATTGACTGCTGAACGTGTAATACCTAACTGCTCTGCAATCCAACTTTGCTTAATACCTCTGGTATAAATGAACTCTCTAAACGGTACAAACTTTCTTGTCAATCTTGCCTCCTTAACTAATTTTATTATCATAATTATAATATATACCTTTTAAATTAATTGTCAAGGACTTTTTACAATAAAAAAAAGGGAGCCTGATATATTTTTGTATACCAAACTCCCCCACTTAGTTGTCAACGCTCAACTGTGAATTAAATTATTTAACTTCTTTTGTAATATCAATCTTTATATTCGAATCTTCCCCACTAGGTGTATTAACATTAACTTGCGCCTTAGATATATTATTTACAACAGCATATCCTACCTGAGTAGTGCCGTTGTAAAGACCACAAGCGCCCAAGCCTACCATTATGCTCATCTTTACAAATGGTTGCCATGCAAACGCAGCATCACCCATACCGAATAAAAATACGGTCACAAATGCCAATCCCATACTTACCGCTATAGACCATTGGCCTAATTTATCTTTAGTTAGGTTCTTTATAAACTCTGTTAATGCCATACAAATAGGTATTAAAATTATTATCAACTTCCAATCAATATTTTCTAACATATAACCTCCCTAAGTGTGTTGTAAATTTAATATCTTAATATCCTGCTCCTTATCATAAGGCCACCCTGTTGGATAACCTTTAATGTCGATAACCTTTTCTGTATCTGTCGGATCATATATTATTAACATGCTGACCAATCCCCCGTTATACAATATTTACATCTGCCCTCCGGTATTAACTGATTTCCGCAAATAGGGCAAATATTTTTGTTAATTAACTCATGAAAGTCCAAGTTCCATCGTTCATAATATGCCATATGTTCCTTTATAGTATAAATTTTTATATTGTAGAGAAATAACTTAAAATCAATAATGGTGTTATTTCAACTTAGAGACTTAACTTGAAACATAATTGGTAGCGGAAACTGGAATCGAACCAGCCTAAAAGAGCTTATGAGACTCCTCAATTCACCAGAATTGTATTCCGCAGTGGTGGAGGCGAGAGGTAACGCTCCCCTGTTCTACTAAGTCCTAATTAGGATGTAATAGTAGTCGCTCTTTTACGCCCCCACAGTATGCATGGTTTTGTGTTCGGTTCTGCTAGAAACCACATATCAGGAATTTAATTAGAGTATTCCGCCTAGCAGTTATATTATTCGCTGTTATCTCTAATCCTACCAGCTAACCTATAAGCAGTTTTTGCAGGGTAGCCCGCTACGCAGGCATCCCGCTAGGATCTCTGCTGTCCTATTGGCATGAAGCCAACTTTTTTAACAGTTCCATTAAATATTATTGTTTCAGCAACTGTTGAAACGTCTACAAATTGTAGATACTTATACCCATTAACTGCCAATTAGGCGAAAAATATACCGCCTATGGTATGAATAATGTGATATAACACTGCCAATATTATATTAAGGGTATACTTACGGTTTACCAGTGTGTATTATTGTATTAAATTGAATAGTGTTACTATACGATATAAACTTTGTTATCGCATACTATCTTATATGGTTACATCCACATCTTTTATGGTTATTGTAACCTCATAAATAGACGACCAGTCTTGAGGGAAAACAGAATCATCAAACGCATACATTTCTTTTGTATCTTTTACAAAATCGGTATTTGATATGAAATCTTTTAAATCCATCGAATGGTTTTTTAACTCCTGAATGTCAGACTTACTTGTGTAGCGAATAAATTCCATGTTTCTCCTTAAGACAACTTTTATGACAATGTTATTGATAACTTGCATACAGCTTTATATTCCCAAAATGGGAATTGTTGTATACAAAATTACTGCTTTAAGATTAGATAGCAGTATATTTGTATATTGAATGTATGTTAAATGTACACGTGCAAAAAATGCACAAGCTCAACTAACCGGAAATTCCGGATGGTTCAAATTGATACATGGACATCTTTTTTTACTACATTTAGCCGAATCCTAGGACTGCCCATTTTTCCAGGTTCAAAATTCAAATCCTCTGCATACCCTCCATAATTTAAGTAAGAACCGGAAGATACATAAGTCTGTTTCTTTTGCACATTTTCCCCTGTTTCTACATCTACAAAATATGGATTTAAACTAAAGGTTAAAACATCGTGGACATGGCCTATTATGTATATATCAACATCCTTAACAATATCGGAGAGTTCTTTTAACTTCTTTAACCTATATGCTTGTGTTTTTCCACCGCCAGCGCCGTGCTTCATGTATATGATATAGGTAATTCTATCGTTAATATTAATGTGTAGAATCAATCCACTTGCATCATATAAATCCTCCACGTTTAACATCATGGCTAAATCTTCGGATACATCATTTCCTGTAGCCTTATATATCCTCCGCTCATGGTTACCAGTAGTAACGCCCAGGATTCTATCTTTAATAGGTGATAATATTTCTTTGGCTATTTTCTTAGCTGCCTGAACTGTCATAACGGCATCGTAAGGATTCCCTTTGCTCCCCATGATTGCACAATCAAACACGTCTCCATTGATGAAGGTATAAGCGTTTGGTGTCTTTAGAATCCAGTCAACATAACCCTGCAATTTCTCTCTATCAAATAGCGGATCGCCTAAATGGAAGTCTGATAGCGGAACGATATATATATGGTCTAAATCTGTTGTTATCTTTTTTCTGATTACTTTCGTTAGTTATCTCCTTGATAAAATGATAATGTAAAAAGAGGTGCCAAAATGGCATATTTGGGGCAGTTGATGGTTTTATACCTCTAAAAACGTGCTAAGCACAAATGGCACCCCTTTTTGAGGCTCTGGGGCATATCCTATACAGCTATTTGGTAGTGCCTTTTTTGAGATACAGCATTTAGTTGTTTAATATTGCCATCTGGGACATATTGTAATAATTCATCTGGTATTACAGAACCTCTGTCTCTTCTCATATATTTACACTTATCTCTTGCCTTGCCAGACCTTAAATCTAAATCCAAATCCAACGGACATAGATTTTTACTACACCAATCAAACTTAGAACATTTTTCAAGATTATTGTTTTCTTTTTGTGAGTGAACGTTTAACATTTCTCTCCTTAATAGATTAATAAGTCCAAACTATTATTGCGTTATTGACAAGGTCTCTTATATCAACATGTGTGTAATTAACTGCAATCCCCAGACCGTTAAGACCTGTCCCATATCTTGCAAAATACAAATTAGCAAATTTAGGCTCAAGTCCTGAAATCCTGCAATCTGCTGCCTTTCCGGTTAGATGTTGTGAAGATGATGCGCCGCCTACTTCTAAATTGTGTTGCTTTGTGCGCCAGCCTGAATTGATAGTTATCGGTCGACCGCAAGCATCTCTGACTTTCTGCAACTCTTTTGCAAGAGTCAAAATATTTATATAATATCCGGTTGGAGGTTCTACTCCATGATCCCAAAACTCAGAATATTTAAAATTAGCTGTGAGTTGTTTATCCATTAAATTGTCCAATTCATATAATTTATATTGTTCGATAAGTTTAATTAGATTTAAATCATAATTTAAGCCAGTAGCATAACCGCAGGCTTTAACTTGTTTGCAGGCACATAAATAATCTTTGCATAATAATACTGGAGCATATCTTTTTGTTGTGCCTATTAATTTTCCGTAATCATCCAAGCTATCAAATATAGAATTATATTTTCTAAACTTAGCCTGTACTGAAACATATGCCCCATTTACATATTCTTTAGTCCATAACAGCTGAAAATCATAGCCACAGCCTTCATACCATTTAAAACCAAATAAATTATTACCTGGAGCAGATTTGCCAAAAGCTGATTCTAAGCAAGCCTGTGCAATAGTCAGTGATGGGAATATACCATATTTGGTATATAGTTCTTTGGCTTTAGGCTTGATACTGTCAATAAATTCTTGCTGTGTCATCTAACACCGATACAATATTCATACTCTATTTCATCCCAAATTTCAGGATTATTAAATATCATGGTTTTCATTGTAAGTGGTCCGATTATACCGTCTTGAACTAAATTATAATTCTTTTGAAACTGCTTAATTATTACTGTAGTGTTCTTGCCTAAAATACCATCTTCAACAAGTTTAGGTTCAGGCTCAAGTTCAGCATTTAAAACCATCTGAATTAGTCTGACTCCAATTCCTTGAGAGCCAGCTTTATAATATTTATCTAATTTCATATCAAAATTCTCCTCTATAATTACACAAGGTTTATAATATTGATGATTAAAAGCAGTCAATATATCCCTCTTCGTAGGTGAAGTGCATTGGACACTCTGGTCTGCATGTATCATCCACACGTCATCTATAACAAATGAGGTTCCCACTTCTTCTTTTCTGATCGCCCAGAATAACCCATACATGGACACCCCAGCTTCAATCAACTGATTCAACCTACTCCATGTGCCATTCGGACTCATTTCAGTTACTGCAAGTTTTAGGTGAGGATATTTAGATATGGTCTGTTTAACTTTAGAAATCTGGTTATCATCCCACTCTTGCTGCTCTGTTCCGACGCCCACGTGAATTGATATGTAGTCAGTAATATTCATCAGGCTGATATTTTTCATTATATCCAGCAGGTATTGCGTTCTAAATGAATCATCAGCAAATATATGCAATTTATAATTAGGATTAACTGACTTCCAATTAGAACCCATAATATAAGCTAACTTTGAATATTTATCCCATCCAAAACCTAATCCTTGAAGTTTCGACGGTTCATTATAAATCTCAACATCTGCTCTCGGAAATCCCATGTTGGCAAGATACATGGCAAAAGACTTGGCAAACTTACCAAGCCAATCATACTTATCTTCACTTGGCGCACGCCCTAACCAGTTATGAGGTTGCTCTTCTCTATACCCGAAGCAACAAACTGGCAACCATCCATTCTTTAAACAGAAATCAAAACTATCTTTTACAATAGCGTTACTCTGAAATAAACCAGGCTTACCCTCGTAAGTCCAGTAATGAAGCCCATCAACAGTATTCATAAAATTAGCAATATATTGTTGCGTAGGTTCTCCTTGAGGAATATTTGCCATATCTATGAATATTCTAAGCATTTTAAAACCAGCGTTTTTTAATTCATTGGTTTGACTTGCGTTTTTACAATTGAAAGTTTGCCAGCAGATGCCTGTGTAAAATTCTGTCATTTATATCACCTTATAAATAGTGTAACTAAAACTGCTCCTATTGATAATATTGAAACAATCCAACCAAGATACCTTGTCAAATCTACTTTTGACTCTGTTGTACCTGTTTTTATGCCTGTGTTTAAACTTTGATTATCTGTAAGTGTTTTAATATTTATATTAATAGTTTCAATAGTGTCATTAAATCTTTTTCCCATGTCATTGAAACGTAAATCATTAGCCATTTCTGCCTTGACAATAGCTTTTTCACTTGCAATCATAGCGATACCAATTGCTTCTTTTTGTCCTAACATAGTTATATTCATTGATTCTTCTAGAGCATCTATCTTTGTAATTAAAAATTCTTTTAAAGTAACTTGACCATCCGACATATCATCTATTTTGGTCTCTACGACGGCCAACCTTTCTATCTCACCTTTTGTCATCTAATTCACTTCCCTTAAATTGATACTACATTTAATTGTTTACTAACTTCATCTGTTACTGTAGTTACAAGTTCCGCTGATATTTCAGTCTTAACCTTTTTGCCCTCTTTTACTGCCTCAACATTGGCAATCCCAGTGATAGCAATTGTGTCAGGTATAATAGCTTTGACTTTTTCTGCTTCAATCTTGGCAATATTAGTTATAATTGATTCATCTGTTACAAGGTCTATGCTTGTAGCAACGGTGCTAATCTTTTTATCCTTTTGCCCCGTCATGGAATTTATAGAAAATAGGTCGTCAGTAATACCTAAATCCTTTTTGATTAGAACTTTCAAAGTTTCGATAATTTGCAGTGTCGTTGGCTTATCGATATTTAAAAAATTAAGTAGTATTTTATCTCTCATATATTCACCTGTATCGCTTGCCATGCAGCCCAATATAAACCGCACCTATACTGAGGTGTTGAATTTTCTTCTTCAACTCTTGAATATAATTGTAAATTAGAATAAGTGCCTGCGGTCAAAACACTCTTGGTCTTATATGTCCTTTTAGAACCAGCAGCAAAAGATAATTGAACTGGATTGAAAACGGTATCATTGCAAATACCTAAAATTTGCCATACAAGATAATTTGACTCTGCGGAAAGAAAAGATGAATTATCACCCTGGGCATAAACCGTTCCTGCAAAATCTTTATATAGAGAATCAAAAGAGAAAAAGAATATTACTTTTTTACCCACTGGCACAATTAACGAAGCCTTGATAATATCGCCGTCTTTGTTAATTCCAGAGTCAATAATGGATAAGGCTGCTGAATTTGCAACCCTGGATTCCATCTTCAAAGATAACAAATTGGATTCTATATTTTGCAGACGCTCCCTTATTGCGCTAATATCGTTCGAAGCAAATTTTGTTATACTCATTGAAATTCCACCTTTACAGTTTCAAGTTCCTCTTCGTTGACATCAACTGATATTTTTTTAATTCTTAAAAACTTGTCGAAATTTACCCATCCTTTTTTGCAGATACATCGTATTTCGTCGCCAACCGTATAACTTCCCATTGGCGGATCATCTTGTACCATAGCGTTTAGTCCAAATATTTGTGTAGGCTCGCCAAATTCATTGACTTCACCCTGGGCATATCCTGTTAAAGTGTCTAAAATTATTACATCTGATTTTTGGGTAACGTTTTGCATAAGTCCGTATTTTTCCTGACTCTGCATATTGTGAGCAACAGAGTAAAGCATATCGCTGCCCTCCCCACTTCCTAAAAATATGCTGTTGTTGACAATTGAATCCCCGTCAACACTAAATGAAAAATCACTTATATTTTTGCCATATTCAAAAACATGGTTAAGTCTGTGTCCTTTGTGAGCGTAAACATTTAAAACTTTTTCTATTGTAATATCAATATCGGGCCCGTTTATTACCTCAGTCATTTCAATAAATGCATCATAAATATTTTTAAATGCGCTGTAAGTTCTATCTCTTGAAATACCTGTTGAAACATTTCCTAAAGTAATTCCATAATTACCGTTTGGAAGCGATTGAAAATTATTTAGCATTGTCCAGAGGATTGTACCCTGTTCGGTTGCTGTGTATGTTTCACCTAAAGCCCCCATAAACATTTTTTCAAGCAAATGAAGATAACCGCTAAAAGTAAAATCTATGCTTCCGGTCTCTTTTCCAACACTACCAGAAGGAATTTTAGAGAGTACTCCACTCCAGACTTTTGTATTAAATCGGTAAATATCAAGGTATGAGATATAAGGGAATAGGTTTGCCATAGTAAATTTATCTGCAAAGTCGATATTGGCAGTAAAAGAACACTCCCCTGGACGATTTAACTCATAATTGAAATTAAATCCTTTATGGTTAGTTATCTCATTTATATTAGAGCCTGCGGCATTTTTAATAAGCAAACTATACATTATTATCCTTTAATATCTATAATTCTGTTAAAAGTTATCCAATACATAAAAATCTTAATTGTATCGTTCCTGTAGGTGTAAGATATTTTGCCCATGTTAAAGTAAAACCAACATTGGCGTCATAGGTTTTGATAGTAGCTGTTTGTGCTCCTCCGCCTGATGCATAAACCTGTATAAGAGCAGCAGCACCTTGAAAATTACCAGCAGAAATTTGTGTTAAACATAAACCTGTTTTAGAAGAATCTGCAAAACCATTTGAAAAGTATAGACTGCCGTCAGTATTAGCGATACATTGTATTGACGTTGGTGTAAAATCTAAACCAGTATAAGAGACATCACCACTTGCAGCAGCCAAGTCTCTTGTTGTAGTAATTATTTTAGATTTTGATAATAATATACTCTGTAATCCTGATTGCACTCTCTGGTTTGTTATATTTGCATTTACAATTGTTGCTGCATTTGCAGCGACTGCGACCAAAGCTATATCAAGAGCATTTGACGGGAGGGCCGGAGCTGCTGGACTTGCCGCCGGAGTTCCTGTTAAGACCTGTAATTGCCAATCATTATCTGCTCCGCTAATATCAGTAGCGTCTCTGAGTTGTCCTATTATTCTGTCAATTCTGGGATTAGACGGATCGGATGCTGCGATAGTCTTAGTAACTGCTGCGTCATTTTCTATAATATATTTTCCAAAATTACCCTCGTCATTGGTTACAACTGCACGACCTGCAGCAACCGACACACTCATTGCAGGTGTTCCGCTTTGAGTAACTGCCAATGCGCCAGTTGTTAAAATTCCCTCAGTATAAATATCACCTAATATTTTTCTATCTTCCTTTGCGGGGTATGTAAGCCCGTCAAGGTAAAGAGGATTTAATTCTGCCATATTTTAACTCCTTCTATTATTTTTATATCCATGAACTCTTAAATTTAATTTCTGCATAACCTAAAACATTGCCGCCGCTGTCTTTAAATGTCAGTGAATTAATGCCAGACAATAACGAAAACCATTCTGAACCCGAATCCAAATAAAGATAACGTGAGGCTGTTCCATTGAGCATTATTGTTTTACTATCTAAGTTTATCTCTAAATAATCCCCTGAATTTACAACCATATTTACTTTTATAAATTTATTTGAATCGGTTACGTTCATTATTTCAGGCGCATTCACTGGTCCGTAAATCTTTATCAGTGGTAAACTTTCAAAATTTCCTACGTTATTACAACTTACATTCCCTCCAACCTTCGCTGTTCCAAAATTTAATGGATAAGTTCTTGGATAGCTTCTGCCGCCTATCGATGTAGAAATCTGTATTGTGCTTGTAGTTTCAATTTGTGAATATATTCGAGGGTCAACAGCTAAAAGATTGATTGTAAAGTCTCTGAAAAACTCCATACCCTGATATTCGTCAGGAATATCTTTATCAAAAACTTTACAATATACCTGCTTTGCAATTCCGCCGGTTGCCTGAAATTTTAACCATCTGTAAATTCCATCTTTTAAAAATGCTGTGTCCAGAGCGTCTCTTAAAGTGTTTTTATCAAGATCACTTTCGCCCATTATCTTGCCTTCTAAAGTAATGAGTCTTGCACCTAAAAACTGTCCATAGTCATTCTGACCATGAGCGGCAGGTTTGTTTTCCCTTGCTTCCCTGACATCGGGATTATCAAGTCCTTTAACTTTAGATATCTGATAGTTCCAGGTTTGCCAGATGTCATCTGTGATGTTATTTAAAATCAGTGAGTTATATTCGAAAGTTGAATTTATCATGATAATGCCCTCGCTACTGCCTGCTCAATGAGTCTTATATTTGTAGGATTTTCAAAGTCAATTGAAGTTTGCGGATAAATATTAAAAGTATTACCTCCACTTCCTTTACCGTCAGGTCTGGAATTAGCCTTACCCATAATCCATTCAGCTAAATTACGCTGCTGTGAAGTATTGACTATATCCTCGTATTCATGCGCCAGTATAGGAATAGCGCGCCCAGTTTGAGGTACAACCATACCTGAGGCAGCTGTAGGCATTCCTACTGTACCACCGTTTGCGTAACCTACGATGCCGCCCATTGCTTTTGAAATAGAAGTTGTTGTAATAGTTACACTCCTATTCTGTATTTTTTCAAGGTCAGTTACAAAACTTGATATATTGCCTTGTGCAGCCCTAAACGAAGTTTGTTCTATAGAAAGTTTGACTTCTTTATCTTTTATAGCAAAAAGGTCAGCTACAAATATCTTAATAGTTGCATCAGCTGCTGTTTTATCAACTTCTAGCAGTCTTTTCCTAAGCCCTGCATCAAGCGCAATGCCCCAATCTCCAGCCATTTTTATAATTTGTGAGCCACTAAAACCCATATTAGTAGCAAGAGCAACAAAGTTTTCCGCCCCTTTATCTGCGGCATCCTGAAGAGCTCCTTTTATGTCATAACCTATTTCACCAGCTTTATCAATTATTGCCTGTCCATTTAAACCAAAACCTTGAGCTAGATTAATAAAACTTTCTATACCTTTATCTGAAGAATCCTTTAAAAGTCTATTTACATCAATGTTCATTCCTTCAGCAAAACTAATTATATCTTTCGCAGATATTCCAAAAGCAGTAGATTTCTTTGCAAATTCTTCACCGCTTATAACACCGTTTTCCATTTCACGAATGCCTAAAGTAACCCATTCTTCCTGTAATGCTTTAATCTGCGCTTTTTGTTCATCTGTTTTGAAAGTTACCGCATCAAGTGCATTATAAGTATTTAGCATTTCAACTGCTAAAGCCTCGTATGCAAGCCTTTCATCATCTAATGTTTTGACTGTTCCTGCGCCGCCACCAGTGCCAGTTTCAGTTGATTTATTTAAAGCATTTTGAGCATCAGTTAAAGCAAACATAGCTTCAGTTAATGCCATTTGTGCATTAAATATTTCTTCTTCAGTAGCAGAAACACCTTCCATTACTGCATTTAAATTTTCCTGAGAATCAATAACTTTAAAATTAGCATCAGTAAGGTTAAGTTGCGCTGTAATTAATGCTTCCTGAGCATCAAGTTTTTCCTTGTCAGTTGATATGCTTTCATCTGTTACTTTCTTTAATTTATCCTGAGCATCGGTTTGCTCAAACTGTGCTTTGGTTAATTCTTCCTGAGCATCTTTTTTCTCTTTATCAGTTGATACACTTTCAGCAGTTATTGTATTTAATGCTTCCTGAGCATCTATTTGACTAAAGTTAGCTTCAGTTAATTTTTTCTGTGCCTCATATTTATCTCTTTCAGTAGATGTACTATCAGCCATTACCCTATCGTATTCTGTTTGAGCATCTACATAACTATAATTAGCATCTGTTAAATCAAAATTGGCTTCTGTAATATCTCTTGCAGTAGACTTACCATGCGCCATTATTTTATCTAAATTTTTCTGAGCAGTAGCAACTGCGTCATTGGCATCTGATAAGTCAAATTGTGCTTCGGTAATATCTCTAATAGTAGATACTCCATGAGCCATTACTTTATCTAAATTCTTTTGAGCCAGTGCAACTTTTTCAGTAGCATCTACTTGGTCAAAGTTTGCTTCAGTTAATTGTTTTTGTGCATCAAATTTTTCATGGTCAGTGGATACACTGCCCTCCATAACCTTATCTAAATTTGCCTGAGCGTCTGCAACTTTATAGGTAGCATCTTCAATAGCTAATTTCTGCTGTGTTAATAGTTTATCTATTTCATATTGACTTTTAGCAACTTTTGCGCTGCCTCCGCCTCCTGAAATAGTTCCTGCCAGTGATTCATTGTATGCTTTAGTAGCGGCAGTTAATCCACTCTGCATATCATAGTTTGCAAACATTGTACTAATTACGCTAGCAAATTCTGCTTTTAATTGCTCAAGAGTTAAACCTAACTTATTTAGCATTGAAATATAAATACCTGGAGACATAGCACCACTTATAAAAGCTTTGCGTAAATCTTCAAGGGATTGGGTGGCTCCCCCAGTGCTTGCTGCCAGTTCATCTGCTGTTACCTGTGCTTCGACTTCTGCTGCTGTAAGTCCAGGATATTGAGCCGCAAGTGCTATCACAGCATTTGCATGGTCTTGAATTGCCATTTTAGCTTCAGTAGTAGCAAAAGTATTCGTGTGCATCTGTTCGTAATAGCCCTTCATGGGGTCTTTTAAAGCTACAACAGCTTTTTTTTGCTCAAATAATGACATTGTTGATTTGTTTAATGCAACTGGGCTTAGAGTTATAATTCCTACCAAATCAGTAATAATTTGATACCAGTCTTTATGTGCTTTTGTATTATCAACCACTTCCATTGTTACATTGTTTAACCCTTTTGCTACTACGGGTAAAGCAACAGCAGCAGCAACCAACTCAGATACTGTAAGCCCAGCAGCAGCTGCCAATGGAATCAATACCCTATATAACCCTTGAGCAAATAATGTAATTTTGCCATAAGCAGCGCCAGCAAGTAAAATACCAGCAACAGCACCGCCTATTTTACCAGCTAAAATAATATTGCTTGCTATAAGCTCAGTATTAGCAGTGGTCATTCCATCTGCGGCTGTAACATATTTAGTTATTGAAGGTATTAATCTATTACCTATTTCAATACCGATTGCAGTTGCGGAATTTTTAAGAAGTTTTAATTGAAATTCTAGTGATTTTGATTGTTCTGCGAGTGCAATTGCAGCCGATCCGGAGGTATCTACAAAGCCTTCCATAAATGTTGTAAGCTCTTCATAGCCATTACCTAACAATGCAAGAGCGCCACGTGCACCTCTCATTTCAGGAACTAATAATTGAGTTGCAGTTAATCCACCTTTTGTTTTTTCATTAACAACCTGCATTGCTCCGGCAAGTCCAAGTTGTTTTATAGCTGCTTCGCCAGATTCATAACCGGCGGCTTTCCACATATCAGCCATTTCTCCAACAGGTTTAACCATTTCAGTTATTAACCTATTAAGAGATGTACCGGCTTCGGAAGCGTTAATTCCTTTAGTAGTCATGTATGCGATAGCACCAGACATTTCATTAAATGAAATTCCAGCAGCCTTACCTATCCCAACCCAGTCTCCAACGGTGCTTGATAATTCTTCAAAGGTTATAACTCCCCTGTCGACCGTTCTAAACATAGTATCAGATATACCTGCAGCGTCGCTTGCTTCAAGTCCATAAGCATTTAAAACAGCCGTAATACCTTTAGCAGATACCGCTGTTGTAGTCATACCAGCGGAGGCGGCCATTGCGGAAGCCTCTAGTATTTTGAGTCCATCAGCACCCTGAAAACCTGATGAAGCAATATCATATAAACCGTCTGCTAACTCTTTGGCTGTTTGTGGGAACTTCTTGGAAATGCCAATAACAGACTCACCTAAAGCTTTAAACTCAGATTCGGAAAGTTTACTAATTGAATTTACGTTGCGCATACTCGTTTCAAAAGTTGCGGCCATTTTTACAGCGGCTACTCCAACAGCTAAAACACTCCCAGCCATGAGGCCACCTGCAATCATCATTTTAGTAGAAGCGGCGGTAAGTTTCTGCCCTACTGAATTGATAGATTTATCAAAATTTCCAAGTTTCAATTCTGCCTTCATAAGGCCGGCGTCAAGTTTAGCTGTATTTACTCCAATTTCTGCGAATATTGAACCGAGGTCAAAAGCCATAATTTATCTCCAATAATAAAAGCACCTCAAAATGAGATGCTTTTATATATATTAAATTTGTATTTAACTAACTATTACTTTAAATTCTTTTTTATCTTTACGTCTAGAATATGCCCAGACTCCATATCTTTTTTATTTTTATATCTGAGGTATATTATGCCGCCATAAATCCAAACTATAACCGCTAAGATAAAATAGATTATCCAGAATATCGGCGCTACTCCGTCCATTAATCCTCCAATATAATCTCCAATAAATTTGCTATTGTTGATTATTCTACGCTATTAATTCTTTTTTGTGTAATATTTACAGTTTTGTTTAATCATTAATTAATATCCGGTTTTAAGGATAACCGGAAACCTTACTTCTTCTTCTTGGAATGCTTTGAAACTAAAGATTTTAATTCTTCTTTATTCTTTGCTTCGTCTTTCCAGTGAAAATACAGATAGTCAGAAGTTTCATCGATACAAAACTTCTCGTATAAATCTTCTATACCTAAAACATCAGACACAACTTTGTTACTATTCTTTGCTAATATCACTACCCTTTTGAATGCGTTCGATTTCACGAAATGGGACGAGAGCTTTTATTCCGGATTGTGAAAATGCAAAGATTGATAACTTCTGCATATCGGTTAAAAGACTCTCCACCTCCTCATATTTCGGCTCAACCATAGCAGCAGTTAAAACAACATCTAATATTTCAGCATACTTTTTAATATCTGATTTCTGCTTGCCTTCAAACAACTCCTGCGCAGCACCTAATAGAGTATTTGGAATCTGCCCACCTTTACATAAAGCAAGCAAAGATGGACGTTTAAGTTTAGCAACGAAAGGAGTAGAGTCATCAAAACTCGGTAACTCTACAATTTCACCCTCGTTGAATTTCTGTAAATCGCCTATTTTGGTTATTTTTAGTTTATCCATATTACCCCTATACTATTGCGGAAACTTTGTCGGTCGTCCACGCACTCTCTATACTCGATGGATTAGACGCATTTTTTCTACATCTAACAGTAAACTGGTCATTGGTGAAAGCCTGCTGATTTCCAGTAATGCTGCCAAGTCTACCTTTACAGAAACTAAATTCATGTTCCATAAAACCATCTTCATCGGATTCACTGTCTGATTCTGTTTCAACTGTCTGCCATACTTTAAGTCTGAATGGATAAGGCTTTTCAGTGTCATCTTTAGGAGCGCTCCATTTATCACCAGTTACATTGCCACCGGCTATTGCTTTTTTCAATGCTGGCTCTAAAGCTGCAAAATCCAGTGTTAAATCTACTCCTGTAAAACTGTCATCCTCTTTTACTATTGCCTTAATTGAATCTCCACCACGTTGAATTGCTTCAGCACCGTCAATGTAAACAGGTGTTAATCCCATTTGCTGAATCATAGTAGAATTAATTGCTTGCGCTGAACCATCAGCAGCGCCGCTGTCCAGTTCCGGTAGTACACGGATCTGGCGCACACCATACAATATTGCCATGATATTTCCTTTCTTTGTAATAAAAAACACCCCGAAAGGAGTGTCATTGTTGATAATAAATTGTTAGTAAATTTTATTTTCTCGCCATTGGTATATAAAAATACATAGTCTTTTGAAATAGATTAGCTATGTCATCCCAAAAATCAGGGAGTGTTCTATCGTAATAACAAGTGAAATGACGTGCCGGCGATTCATCTGTTGAAAGTAGAATACCGTGTAATTGTTTTCTAACTTTGAGTTCCAAATCATCAAGTGAAATAAACGACCCTGGGCTATTGTATATAAAAACTTGAAACTCTAATACAGAGGCTACTTTGTTATTTACAACAGGATTTTCCCCAGTTAGTTTTACGGTTAGATAAGGTTTTAATACTCCAACAGGAGCGGCGAATGCTTGATATATTCTATTGCTAAAATCTGTTATTTTTTTAAGTTCAACAATTATTGCTTTTCTCATTAGTGATCCATCACCTTTTTTATTCCGTTATACCATTTATCTTGAACTTCGCTGATTGCTTCTTCCAAAATTGCATAGTGCCTGTCATTGGCAAGTTCCAAATATATTCCATATTCTGCGCTGTGTGCGACGTAAGCCTTTAACACCGTTGGACTTTCCCAAAAGAAACCGCCATGAATACTACCATGTGCATAACCTGTTCTTGGTGTCCATCTATAATTTGTTTTGGCATAATTAACAGCATTGGCGGAGGCAACAAGTGAAACAGCCTCGCAACCTGCACGCTTTAATGTAGCCCATGCCCACATTTTAGCGATAACTGCACCGCTCCCAGCCATTACGCCACCTCCTCAATAAATACCTCTTTATAAATAACATAATCCTGTGTCTTCTTAGGTTTAACATCAACAATTTTATAGTCTGATCCGTTATAGCTGAATGTATCAGTAAACGTCTCATTAGCCGCTTCAACATCTGCATTCCATTGACACACCATTTTCTTAATTCTGCTCTTATGATAACCACTATCAGTAACCAGTAATACCGCCATATCCTTAACAGTAGAGTCATAGATTCTTACAGTTTGGGAGGGTAAAGTTGATGGTGTAGGACTCCAGCCGCCTGCTCCGTCATCAGTTTGTGTTATGCGTGAGATAATAATAGACGCTGGATTTTGTGCTATGATGTTAGATTGTCTTAGTCGAACTGACTCATATAATTCCATTTATGCTCCAATAAAAAAGAGCCTCCGTTAAGAGACTCTTAATTGAATTATTTAATCTTTATTTAATATTTAATTTATCCCAACATTCTTCTAGTGTTTTCAATTCATCTAATTCCCATTTAGCTATATCTTTATTTTTACGTTTATCCTTTAACACAGCATATCTAAGTTTTAATCCTTCCTTATCATAAGGTTTAACAGAACTTGGATTCAACCCCTTCTCTATCAGCTCAATAATTATCGAGTTGATATTGTTTCGGGTTTCATAATGTATCTGCCATAGTTTATCATATAATTCCATAGGGAGACGGAGGGTTAGGATTTTCATTTGGACACCTCAATATATGCAGCAACTTTCTTACCCATATATTCACCTCTTCCAATTACTTTAACTGGCCCCTTGGATTTGATCTTATTAACACACTTAGTAATTTCTTCTTTTGGATTACTATACGTAAGCGATATATTAATTCCATCAGGGTCAAATGATTTAACAATACTTACGCTTTCAATTAACTCGCTTAATTCATTATCCGATATTAAATATTCCATAACCAGACTCCTTTATAATTATTAATATATCTATCATAATATAAAGGTATCAATATGTCAAGAGCTATCGAGTCATCTGTATATTCTTAGAAGTCTTGAAATTACAATATTTTTCGAAGCAATACTCTTTGTACGATTTGTCTTTCGGAAGTTTTTCATCCCCCAACATTACATCCCCACTGATCTGCGCCAAAGCCATTCGATACTTCCATAATTCTGCGATTGTGTCCATCAAATCAAAGTAGTTAAACTCTGCATATACTGCGCTTGGTATTGTATAACCAACGTCAAAAGTAACCAGTCCATTTTCAACGTCGATAGTGTAATTGGCTGAGTCTATAACAACATCTGCGCCATCTTTGAGGATCACATTCATTAAGTTGTTATATTTGATAAAATATACTTTGCTGACATTGTGATACGGGTAATCCTCGGCAAATATCTGATAATAATTCTCAGCATAATGGCGGCTCTTATTTAGTAACCTTTCGATAACCGCATCAGTAACTGCGTAAGGTACTGTTAAATCTTCAATATATTCTCTTATAATTCCTATTAATTGCTCAGGCATAATTTATTCCTTTAGTAGTAAATTTTCTTTTAAAAATGCTGTTATTCCATGAGATAATCTATCAACTTCTGATTCCTTAAAGTCAAGACAAAAGTTATGTTCTATGCCGTGGATTACTTCATGCATAAAAATTTCATCAAGTATCTGTTCGTTTACTCCACCGTGTAAATAAATCTTACATTCATCAAATTCAATATGCCCCCATAGTTTATTTTCAAATAGACTATTGTTGACAATTTCTTCTATTACTACATCGTAAATTATAGCACCAATTTTAACTGTTGATGGAATATTCATTTAATTTGCCCAGCCTCATTTCTTACAAGCTTGCGATAATATAAAGTTTTATTATATTGACGTTCCGGTGAACGAAGATGCCAGTTGTGTAATATGTGACAAGTTGTCACGAGTTCGAAACTCACTGACGGATTTATAACCTGTTGAAGTTTATTTATAATCTTGTCATTCTTATCATAAAGTGTGCAGTGTGTATTCATATAATGTATGCCGTCTTTATACTTAAAGAACCTTGATGCTCTATGCTGAATATGCTTACCGTGTCCATCTTGTAAACTCACGATACCCCAATCTGCTTTGAGTTCGGGAATATCGCCAATCAAGACTTCGTCAGCGTCCAAGTTTAGAACTATGTCGCCATCATTAACCTGCATTAGATAGAAGTTTCTCTTGGATATTTCATCACCCTTCCAAAACATTAACTCAACCTTAGGAATAGACTTCAAATACTCCAGCGTGCCATCCAGGCTATAATCTACAGACTCAACTCCAGGAAAATCTATATACCTGCCGTCTATAACGACAATTCTATCAACACGATTTTGAATTGATTCTATACAGTCGACTATAAGTGGAAAATCATTATACGTTATTATGCAGCAAACAAGACTCATCTATTAACTTACCTCGCGATATATTATTATGAAATTTCATGTGTTTACTGTGTGTTGCGAACAACATTAGGTTTTCCATTCTATTATCTTTTTTATTAAAATTGATATGATGGACTACTTCATGTTCCGTTAATTTTCTACCAAGATATTCTTCCATAACAAAACGATGTTCCATAATATAACCATTGTCTTTTGTAACCAGAATATATCCACAACTTCCCGTTACTCCGCCTCTCCATAAATAACACTTAGAACCTTTTAATGCCTCGCTTTGTTTTAGTTTAGATTCTTCCGATGGGTGGTGCCCTAGATGTGATTCTCTTAATTTTATTAACGTTTCTTCCGTGGGATGTTTTCCTGTGTTGGACAAACTTATTTTTAATCTTGTTTCTTCTGTAACTATCCTGCCCATTCCAGCTAAACTCATTTTAAGTTTAACTTCATCTGAACGTTTAGAACCTAAAATTGCAAGTCTCTGTTTTTCTTGGGCTTCTGCTGTTGGGTGTTTACCTTTCATCCATGGTATATCGCCCTTTTGGAACCTAACTCCTAAACTATGCCCCTTTATAAATCTTCCCTTTTCATCTCTGTCCATTTTAACCTCCATCATAGGTTGGGGAGTGATGATGGCACTCCCCGTGTTATATTATACTAAAACTAATTGCTTTGTAAAATCTTCTATTCTCTTATTTGCTATGTCGCAATATTCCTGACTAATTTCAATGCCTATGTAATTTCTGTTTGTAGATATACAAGCGATTGCTGTTGAGCCACTACCCATAAAGGGATCAAGAATTAAATCATCTTTACCGCCGTATTTTTCTATTAATTCTTTTAGAAGTCTTACTGGTTTTTGTGTAGGATGATAACGTTCTTTTTCTTTACCTAACAAACCATTGTATTGACTTACTATTCTCTTAATTGAATTTTTATCTATATTTGTCCAGATTAATTCACAATCGCCAAAAGTAGGCATAGTATTTAATTTTTCCCAAACAATCCAATGTTTGCCTTGAGGTAAAATATCAGCGAAATAATTACCACCAAAAATTAATGCTTTTTTGCTTATTCTTAAAATTTCATCAAAGTAAATTTTGTCGGGTCTTTGGCTATCCCAACAATCGATATATTGACGTCTTGATATCGGCTTACTAAAGCCCCCGAAGCCCCCGAAGCCCTTATCTCTTTTAATACCATAAGGAGGGTCAGTTAATACAAGGTCAATACTTTTATCTGGGATTTCTTTCATTAACTCAAGGCAGTCACCTTGATAAATCTTGTTAAGTTCTAACATTTTTTAACCTCCATCATAGGTTATTAATATATATTTATTATACCACATTTTGTTGCTTTTTGTGCTTAAATCTGAGTAATTTTATTCAAATATTCTATAACCTCGTCATTAAATCCCAACTGGTCAAATTGTAACTTTGGCATATAATGTCCTCTTGCGTTATGATAGCAAAACACCTGCTCACCGTTGCACATCAATTTATTAGACTCTACGTAAAATTGGCTTTCCTTGCCTAACGACTTTGTACCGTAATAATCCTTAGTCGCGTCGAAGATTCTCTTGCTCATTTGAGAGACTTCCGCGTCGTTATACCAGACTAGGTTAAGTATATCCTGTTCCTTATAGATGTATTTTTCACTATCTTTATTGGCATATTCCCACCTATCCCAGAATAACTTATTCCTTGAAGCAACGAGTCCAGCCTGTACATACATTTCAGCGGTTACATTCTCAACGTTAGGCTGTGATATATCGCACAATTGTGTAACACTGCCCACCTCGTAATCATTCTTTAAAATCTCATCTAAACGAGCCGTGATGATAGTGTCAGCGTCTATGCTTACAATCAGATCGTATTTATCAGTCAAGAGTTTGGCAAAAGTAGGCTTAGCGTTTTCAAAGTAAAGATTCTTTTCGGTAAAGACTTTTTCAATTGTATCCTGCCGGAAAATTATAAGGTCGATATCAGGATGCCAATACTTAAAACTGTTGATAAGTTTCGGGGTTCCAATTCCTTCGTAATATTCATCACTGACATAAGTGTAAAATGCTATTTTCTCTTTTGTCATCTTGTAAATAACACTATCGTTGCGTCTGCTGGTATTCTTTTAGCCTTATATCCAAGTTCTACCATATAATTAATTAATTCCTGTTGAACAGGTGGATGAAACTCAACCTCAATTGCTTTAATCTTACTGGCAACCTTTTTAAATCCTTCGCTTCTCAGTATCAAATCTTCTGCACCCTCTACGTCAAACTTCATAAAATCAACGTTATCAATATTGTTTTCGCTAAAGAAAGTATCCATTGAAACTGTCTTAACTGTTTCTCCACCTTGATTATAATTAGACGTGAGTGAGTGCATAGTGCGGTTAGTGGCGAATTTATTAAGCTGCATTTGACCGTCGCTGTCAGCTATCGCTACATTAAAAATCTCAACATTATCCCAATTGTTATATTCCTTATTTTTGGCTAAGGCTTCAAAATGCTCTGATGCTGGCTCGATTGCATAAACCTTGCCATAATCTCTCATATATCTGTAACAATTCCACAATTTGCCCCAACATCAACTATAGTCATGTTGCGGTTTTCATTGAAAACATCTGCATAAACTCTATCTAAATATATTTCCTTATAGATATGTGGTATACAAAGAGACTCGAAGGGAACATCTGGATAAAATAAAGCTGATAGCATATTACCTCTCTAATGATATAAAACTTGGTTTATTATTGGTTAAAATATCTTTAAGCATGGCCGGTATTTCTTCTTTTGTAGCCGGCCAATATCGAGTTATATTTTTAAAGCAGCTTAAAATATCTATAGCGTCCTCTGAATGGTGAGTTATCCCGTCTTCCAGATAATCTTTACCACGGCCGGAGGCCACTAAACAAACAGGTATTTTCTCATAATCTATATAATTTCGTATAAACTCAAACGGTCTGTAAAGTAGGAAGTTTGTAATTGAATAACAGAATACCTTTTTACCTGACAAGACGAGTCCTACTGCAATTCCTATGCCTGCCTGCTCGCTTGCGCCTACGTTGTAAAACTGCCCAGGCAACTCTGCTATTTTATCCCACATCTTATAGCCTAAGTCAAAAGACACTACTACAATGTTTTTATCTTCTTTGGCATATTTTAGTAATTCAGCCGCAAATAATCGTCTCATATTTGTCCAATAAAAAAAGCACCCTGTTAGGAGTGCTTTTAATAATATTAAAATTTAATGTTTATGACTTTAGTAACTCAGGGTTATTATAGATATTGCCAGTTACTTCACACTGTAAAACATCAAGACAACACAAAGGTTGTTTGTATTTTCCAAACTGAACGTTAGCTGACATATTAAGTGAAAACATTCCATCTTCAAATATTACAGCTCCTTGCGTTGCAATATGGTCTACAATATCGCCCTCATAAATTTCCTTACCGTTTTTATCAAGTAAGCCTGTAAATTGCATAAGGTTGCAATCTTCATAAAGTCTATTTAAAAAATCTTGAGTATGATAAACACCCGAACCGCTAGAATATAACATCTTGCCGTCTTGCCAAGCCCTAAACTTAATTTCCCTCATTTTGCCACCTCTAATATCTTAATAGCTTCTTGGAGTTCAGTAATATTGGCGTCAACAATAAATTTTATTAAAGGTGTGCTGACTTCTGTTGCTTTCATTTTATCTATTTCTTCTTTTAGAACCTTACCAGAATATTCAAAATTCATATATAGACTCCTTTATATTAATTAATATATTCATCATAATATAAAGACAGCTATATGTCAAGAAATAATCTGCGCATGTTGCACCTCATTTAAAACACAATAATGTCCGCTTAAACCTTGTAGCCATTCAGGGTATTTGCTCATATCAGCTCTTATCATTACAACAGGATAAAAAGCATTAAGTCTGGCCTCTAATTGGTTCAAATCTACTTCCCTTAAAGCGCTGTAACCATTCCCAATACAGAATATTTTTAAGTTAGTCAGTTTAAATTCAGATGCTACACTTAAAGCTTCCCAAATTGAGCCTTCCGCACATTCACCGTCTGAAATAGTTACAAACACATTCCTCTTGCGATTTGCTATAGCCATTCCAACAGCTACACTAAGCCCCATGCCTAGTGAACCAGTAGAACAGTAGATTCCGTCTTCTAAACATCTGTTCGGGTGTGTACCGTGTTTCTTAAGCAGATATTCAGCATCCTTGCCCTCGTGTTCCTCTAAAATAACATATAAAGCGAGTCCACTATGTCCGTTCGATAATATAAATGGTTCATCTTTCCACTTGACTTCGTAAATCTCATCAAGACAATTAACGGCGCTTAAGCAACTTCCAATGTGTGATAGTTTATGTTTATAGGATAAATCTATAATCCTTCGTTCAAATTTATTTAACATAGTGTTTTCCAATAAATTAAGCACCCTGTTAAGAGTGCTTAATTTGTTAAATTTGGTTGCGAGTAGAAGGAGTCGAACCCTCGTCTAAAGGGTATGAACCTTTGGTTTTACCGTTAAACTATACCGCAATATTAAATTTATTTATACGTCCCGATAATTTCTAAAATTTTGATAAATCATTGTAAAACCATTACTTAAACATTTCCTGCATATCTCGATTTTTTTTCTGGGTTTATCCTTATACCAATTATTTGGAAGGTCAAGCTCATAAATAGTTATAACGTGTAAATGGTCTTTAATAATGTTTTTACAAACATCGCATTGTTTTAAATCAGCCATTAACCCTCCCTTATTTTATAAGGTTCGTTAGGTCTAAATAATATTAAATCTCTAAGCATTAATAAATGACGTTCCCTGTATTCTTCTTCTGTTTCAAAAGTTCTCCAGCAAACTAAAGGCATCACTTCTCCAACCCTTTTTCTATCAGCCCTACCTTTAACAATTTTTTATATTCAGTTTCATGTTGGCTGCAACAAAATATCTTTTCTCCTTTGTATATCCAATAATAACCAGTATCCCCTATTTTCATTCCAACCCTTTTTCTATCAACTCTATAATTATGCTATGTCGTGTTTCATAGTGTATTTGCCATATTTTATTATATAGTTCATCGGGGAGGCGGAGGGTTAGGATTTTCACTTGGACACCTCGATATAAATTTTGACTTGCTTACCTGCATACCCTACTAAAATATCTGTTAATTTATCGCTTGATATATTCCCTATAAAATAATCATCATTATAAATATTTGTGCTAATTTCACCCTCTGCTAACAATTTTACTGACTGCCCTAATAGATTAATAGCTTCTTGGAATTCAAATATTCTATCCCTAACTGCATTTTTATTAATTTCAAACTTTATCCCTGCTAAAATTACTTTTTCATTGTTTAGTTTCTCTTTTAAGACTTCTATCTCATAATCAAAATTCATTTGGACACCTCATTTAATTCTAAATTACAGATGGCGGTAATAAGAGCATCCACATCTTCATCCCCATCGTCCATAATAAGGTATAAAGCTTTCTTTTCGCTATAGTCAGTTTTTGCAAAAGACCTTAATATCTCTTCAACCGCTACTCTGTTTAGGGTTTTAACTGGTTGTTTGGATTTTATTTCAATTGCTTTAACTTTTCTATCCCTATATTCTGCTTCACCAATTAATCCCCATAACTCATCTTCTGATATTAAATATTCCATAAAACAGACTCCCTTATATTAATTAATAAATCCATCATAATATAAAGATGTCAGTTTGTCAATACTAATTGTTTTGTAAAATCTGCTATTCTTTTACTTGCTATCTTTATGTATTTCTCTATAGTTTGTTTTCTTTTAGAAACTTCTCAGCTAAAAGTCGTATCTCTGCTGGTTTATAATTTTTATCCTCAATCAATTTTTGACAATATTCTTTAAAATCTTTCTGTTGCCATAAATTTAAAATTACCATTTATTAAGCCTCTAAGACTAATTGTTTAGTAAATTCGTTAATTCGTTTGTTTGCCATCTCTACATATTTTGGTTCTAATTCCATACCAATATAATTTCTGTTAGTTTGTAGACACGCTATTGCTGTTGTGCCTGAGCCTATGCAATTGTCTAATACTAATTCACTCTCGTTTGTGTAAGTTTTAATAAGATACTCAAATAATGCTACGGGTTTCTGGGTAGGATGTAAGACCTTATTGCTATTTAGTTCATTGGAAAGCCTATTGATTTCTATTATATTAATTGGATATTTATTTTTACCTTTGGTATTTACAGAAATGCTCATAAAATTTGCGATATTATTTCTTGACGGCTTATTTGTTCTGGAATTTTTCTCATCCCTTACCGTCATTTGTGGATTATAGACTGTGGTACTTTTTGAGAACACACAGACATCTTCGTAAGCCTTTAAGGGCATAATTTTGGCATTTATAAAATTACTCCCGATAACCTTGTTCCAAATCCAACAATATTTAAACATACTGATATTTGACATCACCAATGCACTTGTAAACGGTTGACTTGCTGTTAAAACTATTGCACCGTTATCTTTAATAATTCTTTTATACTGTGTCCATAATAACTCAAAAGGAATTATAGTATCCCATTTGCAAGCTGTAGTGCCATAAGGTAAATCACATAAAATCATATCTATAGATTTATCATCGATGGACTTCATGAGTTCAAGACAATCACCTTGATAAATACGGTTAAGTTCCAGCATAATCATTAACCATTGCTTTTATAGTGTCATTTAGTGGTCTACGTTGAGTCCAGTGCTCTCTTGATATGTAATCTTTAGCAAACCAGTCTTTGCTATCGTAAGGACGCAAATTATCGACTATATTAATATTGGCTTTCCTGCCACCTTTAGAAGCCGTTGCAGATTCTACTAATTTCAAAACCTCTGCGTTTGATACACCGAAACTATTGCCTAATCTAAATATTCCTTTAGAACAAGAAGCTGATAACTGTAAGATTTCTGATACAACGTCATTTACGTCAATGTAATCATGCTTAGGTTCCGGCACAAAGTTTACAAGTTCACCGGTAAAACATGACCTGATTAGTGTTGGGATAAGGTGTTCTTTCTGCTCTCCTACACCGGTTATACTGTAAGGGCGGATTATGCAAATAGGAAGATTATAGTTTTCAATAAATGGTAGTAAAATTTCTTCTGCTATTTTTTTAGTTTCTGAATACCTGGTCTGAACTGGAAGTTCTACAGATGAGGAACTCATATAAATAAAAGATTTAAACTTATATCTTCTTGCATCATCTAATAAATGGCATAAGTCATCTATATTAGCCTGCATAATCTTGCGCTCATCGGTGTGAAGATACATATTGCCATAAGTCGACAAGAAATAAAGATTATCAAACGGTTGAAGTTTAGTATCCATTATCTCTGAATGAGGGATACAGACAATATCCTCCAAGGGTGTAACATCTTCTAAGGCTTTAACTAAATGTGAGCCTACGAAACCATTTGCGCCGGTGATATAATTTATCATATTGTTTATCCAATAAAAAAAGCACCCTGTTTAAGAGTGCTAATTATTGATTTATAAAAAATTGTTTAACTTATAACATTTTCTAAATATTGTTTTATATCTTCAAGATTTATATCGTCTAAAACATATTTATAATGATTCCCATTATAATGTATATCATGTGAGACTATAACTATTTTATTGATAATATCTTCTACAATCTTATCCTTATTATGTGAAAGATTACAAATGGATGCAACTGCCTTATCAACTTCTACCGTTACCGCTGCCCCTGTAAGGTTGGTTTCTTTTAACAAATCCCATAAAACTATTGTCACTCCATTTTTATCCAACCTTTTAATTATTTCATTATCCATGATAGCCCCTTTATATTAATTAATATATCTATCATAATATAAAGACTGCAATATGTCAAGCTATAAATTAATCTCTAATTCTTTCAGTCGTTTATACCATTTATTAGCTGCGTGTTTCCACTGCCATTTTTTAATCATATCTTTTCTTGCCTGCGCTCCAATTTTCTTAGCTAATTCAGGCTCGCTGTAAACTTGCCTCATTAATTTCTGTAAGTGTTCCATTGAAGGGATTGCAAAGTCGCCTCCACGATACTGCGGACATATCCAATCACAGCGTTCTTCAGGTCTATACTCTGCAACATCGATTAAAAAACTGTTCTTATCATTCATAAAATCTAACTGACTTGTTGCTCTTGTTCCAATAGTAGGAAGTGCCATAGCCATAGCCTCTGTATAATCCAAGCCCCAGCCTTCACCTAACGAAGGTAGAACAAAACAGTTAGCGCTTTTATATAATCCTGGTAATTGCGAGTCATTATAAAGGTTAAAATCAATCTTAATTTCGGGAGGGTCTTTCTTGCCTATTTTAGATATTATCTGATTAACTTCGTTCCTTGCTTTCTCAGGTGTATACCAGCCGCCTTTCATATATAAAACGGTATTATCTGCGCTGCTAAATTCTCTTAAATAAGCCTCCATGAGGATATCTACACCTTTTCTTGCACTCCAACCCATAATGGATAAGAATGTAAATTTACCGTCTACTCCTATGTTTAGAGGCTTCACTGTATCAGTGTTGAACCTGTCAATGTCAACACCTAAAGGCATACAAAATATCGGGTGTGTATAACCTGCCTTAGTAAAATTATTTAAGTTAAAAGTTGAAGGAACCCACAATTCATCTGTGTTTATCATCAATGAATCAATAAAGACTTTCGGAGTCTCCTGTGTTTCAAACATTACATAACCGATACGATATTCATTACTTTTATGCACGACACCTAAAGGAGATGTCATTGTAATGCGTACAGATTTATAGTCATTTTTAAGAGTAGAAGTTTGCAACATATTTATAACTCTACCCTTTTCAGTATTTAGAATATCACTGCTAACATGGTCGTGCGGTTGTACTGAAACATAGCAACCTTTCATGTATAACGAATACGCTATATTTCTCATAGCTTCGGCAAAACCAGAGTAACCAAACATCAGACCGGAGCAGATTACGTTTAGATTTAATGCCTCAGACTGACGTTGTTTAGAGATATGCTTAAATTCACTGGTTTTTCTAAATTCCCAATAGCCAGGGTAATGTGCACGACCGGAATTTATCCACCTAAAAGCTAAATTGTCCGGAATGTCAACTTCATCTCCGGCCTTCTTGCGGTCTGGAAAGATATTAGCATCAACATTTAAAATTATTTTCATTTATTCCAGAATTGTTTTTTCTTGGCTTTTTTAGGTTCATCAAAATCTACATATTTATCTACTGGAATAGGTTCGATAACATCAACCTCTGTAACTGGTTCACTAAATATTGCTATATCATTTAAATCTTCGAAAGTTATTTCCGGCTGTTCACTTTGGACATAGCCATTATAAGTTTTAACAGGTACAGGTTTAACTTCTGGTAAGTGAGCCAAGCCCATAGTGATAAGACGGTCAGCTTCCCTAAGTGGTCTATCCTCTGTAATGTTTGTTGCGTTTATAATTATTTTCAATATTATCTCCAATAAAAAAAGCACCCTGTTAAGAGTGCTTAATTAAAAATTTAATTAAATTTTATTTTATAACTAACTGACAGATGGCAGTAATAAAATCCTCAATTTCTTTTCCTACTAACAGTAATTCTTTTGTATTAATATCTTCCTGAATTTCGTATTCATCAGTAAGTGCATAAACTATCTTCTCCACTTCATCCCTATCCAGATATTTCTGATTAGCAAGTTTGGATTTAAGAGTTAAGTTGTCTTCTTTAAGTTGTTGAATTTTAGTTTGCCATTCCAGATAATCTGCATTTCTAACTTTCATAATTGGTTCACTCTTATTCATAAACCAACTCCTTTATATTGATTATAGTGAATCTATCATAATATAAAGATGTCAGTTTGTCAAGTTAATACTTCTTGGTTTAATCTCTTTATTTCTACTGTTACAATTGTGTCATTTTTACTGCCACCATGAGGAACAAGCAATAACCTTGTCATTTCAAAACCTCTGTTTTTACCCAATCCCATAGAGTTCCAACCAAAACAAATAACCTTGCCGTTAATTTTTAATACCCTTGCAGATTCATCCTTTAACACCTTCCCCCAACCAGTAATTTTAACACCTACACTTTTATAATGTTCTGATATTTGCCTTGATGAATATGGAGGGTCTAAAATTACCACATCTGCATAATTATCAGGTAAAGATTTAAGAAAATCTAAAGCATCTAAATGTGTCTGTGCATACATATTATCAGGATTCAAATCATTTTTAATTTGTGCTGGGCTGTTTTCACCACAAAATGGGTCTATACATAAACCGGATATTTCTTCTTTTAAAAGTTGCTTTATTGGTTTTATTTTAAACGTCCACTTATTGGGCATAGCCCAAATTCTATCTATTTTCATATTTTACTATCACAATATAAAGGAGGCACCCTTACTTATATTCAGGATGCCCCCATCCACTTACTTAACTTCTAAAGCAGCACCTTAGCGAATGCTAAAGGTCTCAAAACATTAAAAGCTTTCCAAATTTTAGCTCTCAGTGCCAACATATCCTGCTCAGCCAAGTTTATTAACGTGCCACCAACATTAATCGTAGCCTGATCTAACATCTTAAACTCGATAGCTGCGTCATTACCCTTGTATGCTTGTTTAAAGTCGCCTACTATAATTTCTTTTGCAGCAGGTGAACCAGAAGCAATCATATTGCTAGAGAATCTAATAGGTAACCCGTACAGTGTTGCTGGATTATCTGCATTAGCAGGCTGGAATATTGGCTGGCCGTCTAAGTCTCTTAAGTTTCTAAGAGAAGCCTTTACTGATAATGGAGCAATGAATCCGTCAGGAACATAGTCCCCTTCTTCAACTGCACCCATAGCGTTTGACAACTTGATTAACAAATCAGCGCCAGTAGTTATAATGTTTCCTGCTGGTATACATCCACTGATTGTGTTGAGCCAAGGATTAGAAACGTAGCCGAGCATAGACTGGTCTATCAGTTTAGTTATAGCGTCAACAATAGACTGTTCCAGTAAAGCGGCAGTCTGTGCATTAGCAAACTTTACCCAATCTTCAGAGAATGGAATTATTGTAGCGATTTCCTGCAATTCCATCTTAAATGTTCCGAACGTAATTTTAGATTTCTGTTTTACAGCGGCTTCTTGTGCTACAAAATAAGCAGATGCATTAGAAGCTATTGTGTTAACATTCTCTACTTTGTGATTCATTGGCCATACATTTAAAAACGGCTCAACAACCGACTTGCTCTGCACTAACGCTAAGATTCTGGCAGAGTAACCTTCTGTTTGGAGGTATCCACCCTCATCTAAGTTAATAGTGTTTTGATAATTTAAATCTACCATCTTAATTTTCCTTCCAAGTTAATTTAAGATAACTTGTCGGTCTTCCCAGTTATAAAAGCATTCAGCATTTCTAACGGTTTTTTACTAACTTCGTTATCCTGTTTTTTAAAATTGCCTGGAGAAGGTGCGATATTAGAAGTAGAAATTAGATAAGATTTCTCTTTCAAGATTTTATTAACAACAGACTCAACAGCCTTGTCATCAACGTCTTCAATTGTTGCAAGTTCCTTTTTTGCAAACATCATAAGAGCGTCAATGTCTATAACGTTTTTACCGTTTGACTTTTTGAGGATTAAGTTATCAATATCCTTATCTTTTTGACCGCTTAAAATTGAGGCTTTTTCAGCTTCCAGTTCAGCGATTCGTTTCTCTTTCTTTTCTGAATCTGTTAGCTTCTCATCCTCAAACTTTTTAAGTTTAGTTTCTAATTCCTTTATTTGTTTTCCCCTTGCGATATCGGAGGCCTTAACAGTGTTTACATATTCCTCTGTATAAACTTTCTGGCCTTCTTGATTTGTAACATCAGTTACAGTTTTTGCAGCATCAGCTGCGGCTTCAATGACATCAGTCATTTTGTTTCTCCTTAAATCTGCAAATAAAAAACCGCCCATCAGAGCGGTCAGATATTGCTATTTATAAAAATTGTTTAGTTAAAAATTATTTGTTTATCTTCATAAGTTTTCTTAAATCTTCTAAAGTTTGTTTATCTTTTAGAAAATCCTTAACTAGATTAACATCTATCTCTATTGACTTCTTCATTTCTCCTTCTGGGAGATTATCACACCATTCTAATAGGTGTTTTTGTTGCCATTGATTTAAAATTACCATTTATGCTGCTTTCCTACCTACTGGTTTACCGTCTTTAATAATTAAGTTACCGTCTTTATCCCATGCATCAATTTTCCAATCTTCTTCTAATCTATACTTTTCTTGTTTATCCATTTTATAAAGACTCCTCTAAAACCATGTGCAAATAACCTTTAGTATCGATATATTTTTCACCTGTAAATTTATATATAACATCTTTTGACAAAATTATTTCCTGTTCCTGTGCCATAGGAGATAAATATTGAATTGATGCACTCTTATCAGTTCCACCAGCAAAATCCCAAATTAAACCCTTCTCCTTATCACTAAATCTTTCTGATGCTCTTTTCATATCTGTTGTAAAAGAAGAAGTTCCTTTTAAATCAATAATAGTACTCTTGGGTAGATTTTGGTAAATATCTTTTCCGTTTGATACACCCCTAAATATTGTTTCATTTTTAGTATAGGCAGGGGATATTTCTATAAACTTCTCAACACCAACAGATGCTTGTTTACACGCTTCCAAGTCTGACCTTATACCAGCTTGCGGTTCAAAATATGAAAGTTTATTTGTTTGAAAAGCCTTAATGCCTGATGAATCTTGATTTACCCAATAATCAACAGCTTTATAGAGTTTATCAGCTTCTTTTTGGCTTAAATCAATACCCTTATTTTTAGCATCATTTATTATAGTGTTGATTGCTTTATCTTTAGATTGTTCTGGTAAATGTCCTCTTGTTTGTGTAACATCTTTAACCGCAGTAAGTGTCTTTTCTCCACCCTTGCCATAAACATTTAAAACCCAATCACCGAGTTGTTTATCACTGGATGGATCGTCCATGAATTTTATATACCTATCTGTAAAATCTTCTACACTTTGAACATCTTCTAAAGTAGTACAACGACAATTTGGATGAATCGGCGGCAGTCCAGTTTGTTCTACTGGTAACAAATCAAGAGCCGCACATACTTCACATGGGCCGGATGCGTTCAACAGTTTCATACCCGTTGAGCCTGGATTCTTTAAATTAGATAACCTTGCACCCTCATTAAAAGCCTCGCTCATTGATGTTCTTAAAAGTCTTGATGATTCATATCCAACTTTGCGGCCATGAAGTGAGGTTAATTTTGCCACCTTAGAATTTGGATTCAATAGATTTTCTAATGCGGAAAGTGTCGCTTTATTACTTGCAGAGCCTCCACTAATAACATTCTGTAAGACAATCCGCTCTATTTCTTGTTTTGTTCTTCTATCTAAAAGCCAGACTCTATCACTTAGTTTTAAACCGTCAGTATAAATTCTATTAAATACAGCTTTTACCGCTTCGGGATTAACCTTTTGCAGTATCCTCATCATGTCAGTCTTTATACCATTGTCAGCTAAACTTGACTGATACTTTGACATCATAATCTTGTCAGCTTCCATACCGAGATTCGAAGCGTCGATTAAGCCCTGATTGAGTATTCCCTTAAAGCCATCTGATAACCTGTCAGCCTCAATTAACAGCGAATTGACTCTTATCTTAGCAGCGGCATAAGTTAAACCTTCTTTGTCAAGAATCGATGTTGCCTGTGCCTTGATATTACCGGCAACCTGTATATATAATCGTGCTAACTGTGCATCCTGCTTATCGGTTAATTTTACAAAGTCTAATCTATGTTTTTTAATGTATTCAAGATATTCATTTGACATTAGTATCTACTGGTTTATTATCAGTATTGTTAATCTGGTTGACATTCATAACCTTATCAAATTGCACCTTTTCAGCCAATATCTTAGCAAGTTCTTCTTCCGGATTTTCTATCCCCTCAGCATTCATTGCGGTTGTTAAACTTATAAGCCCTGCTGCCATTTTTTCAATTAAAATAGTCGTTTCTTCCAGGTCATTACTGGGGATGGGCATATGCATAATTATTTCTATTTGTAAATCTTCTGGTATATCATAATTGCCCTCGTATATTTGCTTTAATTTTAAAGCGCCTCGATAGATTTCCTCTAACTTAGCTTTCCATATAATGTTCTTTCTTGCGGTCTTGCTTATTATAGAAGCAAATAACAACTTCAATGCTATACCTGATAATGCAGGTAAGCCTTTTACAGTGTCAGGTGATATGTTAATACACTCTGCAAACTCAAATAAGCACGATACTAAAGAATTGACATGAGAGTTTAGAACATCCTTATAATTGAAAGTTCCTTGTAACTTGAATACATCCGGCTTTACAGTAGTTATTAGCGGGTTTAATCCCATTACATTCCATGCTGCGCCGGCTTTATTCTTTAGTGATGGTTTACCAAACTCATCAACTGGCATTTCAGCATTTAAAAATACTGTAATTGCAAACATATCAAACTTTAACGCATCGGAACTGTCAGAATACTTTTTGTTTATTTCATCAACAATAGGTATTAAATCTCTAAGTTCACTTACACCCCAAACCTCGCCTAATTGAGCCATGTTTGCTATAATATAAACCGGCATGAAGTCTAACGTTTTACCATTAACATTTAGTGGCTGATAAGGGATGATAACCTTTTTAGGAGTCTTAATATCTTGCGTATCATATAATGCTTCGGATATAAAACATACATCTTTATCCTTACCTCTTATTAATTCATAAGTTTGCTTCCAGATTGTCTTATCATCCTGGAACGCTATAAAATGGATACGGATTATTTTCTCATAGTCATCGAATTCTGTTACGACAAATGTTTCAATCCTGTTTCTAATTAGAATACGTGGATATTTCTTAACCTCATCATATTTTAACTTAACAGCAAGTCCGCCGGATATATTGGATTCTATTGCTGATTGCAATAGTTTAATATCCATTAAGTTCTGTTTGTGAATATCGTATAAATCCTTTTCGATTTCAGATGATCTGTTTTTAGCATCCGGCTTATCAGAGTCAGTTAAAACTGACGTGCAGTTGAAATCAATACTTTCCTCAAATTGCCAAGCGGCAAGTTTGTCCACAATTAGTTTGCAATAGTTTAGTGGGATATGCGCTGGCTTATATGGGTTGCCCTCTGTTACCCCGTGTCGAAACTCCGGATACTCTTCGCAAATATATTTAAAACTGCGATTTTTATAATAATCGTCATACCTTATTAATTCGTTAATCGTGTCAAGCTGTGAATCGGTGAAGATCGTAGGCTCTGTTATCTTTGCCAACTTAACAATATTGTTTAGATCGTTAACCATAATTTTCCTTTATTTTCTACCATACATTGTGACTTTGTTTTATTATCAAATGCTCTATACCCCAATTAGCCAAACCCAGGGAAATGACCGTGTCATCGTGGTAGCCATCTGGAGCGTTATACCTGAATTTCCCCGATGTAAGCATTTCATACTCAAAGGCCTGTAACTCATCAATCATTATTGGTATTCTTGGAAAGGTTATCTGCCCTTGTTCAAATGCAACCTGCAAACTTGTAATAAGATTCATTTTGCTTTCATTGGTAAACTTAAAACTATAAACTTGACGTGGTAACTGTCTTGCTAAGTCTTCAAAAATCGGATCACCAACGCCTGTGCTATCGATAAAACCAACTGCATTATATTTTATAAATACATTGGCAATCTTTATTTTCTGAATATCCCAATTTAACCTATTAAATCTTTCAAAATAACAAAGGTGTCTATTCTGATCCAAAACAATAATAACTGTGAAATCCTGATACTTCGCTACATCAACACCGCAGAAATATTTCTTATCTGCCTGTGGTTCTTCAAGTTCTCCATCAATTCTGCCTTCAACATTTCTAAACACTGCCGCTGCATCCTCTAAAAAGTTAGCTTCGTATTCCTGACTAAACCAATCAGCCGGATAACTTTCTTTAGCTTCAAGCCATTCTTCTTCTGGAAAATAAGGATTGGTATACGATGGGAAATGCCAACTTTCGTATTTATCTGTTCCATCTCTACCTTTAAGGAATAACCTATAAAACCAGTTCTTTCCTTTAGGTGTAGATATAAAAATTCCCTTGCCTAACTTATCAGATAATGCAGGTCGTAAAGCATTCCATGAATCTTCTTTTATCCTTGATGCTTCATCTAAAATACACCAATTAAGTCCAGCACCTCTTAATCCACCTTCGTGGTCTGCACTCTTAAACTCTATTTCTGATCCATTTATAAAAACAAATTTACGCTCTGCCTTAAGTTCCTCACTTATCAACTTATCCGGTGTTAAATCTTTTAATGTTCTCCAGTCCTCTTGCGATAATGGATAAGTCGGAGCAACAATCCAGCCTCTTTGTTTAGGTTCTTTAAAACTTAATTTTAATCCCTCTGCAATAGCGCATTGAGTTTTACCCCATCTTCTACCACAGTTTAAAATCCTCCATCTTGCCTCGGAGTTATGAAATAAAAGTTGTTTTTCATGAGGTTTAT